TCTATCCATTTTTTTATTTGCATCCAATAGTTCATCTTCTCCAAAATCACATCTTCTGCATTTACATCCAATAAACTTCACTTCTTTATCTGCATAAGCACCCTTTATAAATATTGGCTCGTACCAATGCCCTAATATCTTGCACCAATCTATTTTAATAATTTTCATATATGTATAAATTTTTTATTTCTTTTATCACTCATAACTAATCTATTTTAAAATAAAGCTAAAGTAAATTAATACCTTAGCTTTATTAATTAATTTATTACTCCAGAAAGATACTCTCTCCAAACACCTTTCCCATTATTATAACAACTATCATGGAAATAAAATAATTCAGCTCTATACCTATTATACCTAAGTGTAATGTATCCTCCATAGGAATCTAACATTATATAAGTACTCATATCTACGTTATTATCAGCTATTATTTCTTCTACAACAGCATAATCATTTACAAAGTGAAAAGAATTTGTACCATTTGTAATAGTTATATATGTGACATCTCCTTTTGTAAAAGGTTGTAAAGTAATAGTTCCAGTAATATTTGTTACACTATATTTATTAGTTTGATCATTATAAATTCCTTTTTCAAGTTTATTTATTACATAAATTGTTTGATTTTGTGCATATATACTATTAACGCTTAACATTAATAATATAATAATTATTATCTTTTTCATAATATTTAATTTAAGGTTCCTATATATAACTTCTTATAAATTATTTTATCTTTTATTACTTTATAATTATAATGAAGTTCAAAATTCTGATCGTCATATATTAATTTAACTAATGCTCCAAATGGGCTAAGTCCTTCATATATAGCTATTTCATCTGAATTTTCAGTATTATGCCTATCTATTATTAAATAATCATGAGTTGTAGTTCCTTCTCCGGAATTATAATTAATCCTTAAATATTTTATACTTTCAGTTCTTTTTAATACCATAAATGATATTGTAGTTTTTGAAACTTCTTCGTATTCATATATATTCTGAGGAGTTAGTGTACCAATTTGATAAGAGGTACATACAGTTTTATATTGATCATACTCTCCTGTTTGAGCATGTATATTACTAATACTTAGTATTAATAATATAATAATTAATTTCTTTTTCATTGTGTTAGTTTAAAATTGTTTATAATTTACCTATCTAATATAGATATACATTTTTCTATATTATATAAATAGGTATTTCCTGTAGCAGAATCAATTGTTTCATTTTGTATATCCCACTCCATCCACTCTTTCATATCTTCTAAAGTATTTGTAGCTTCTAATACATCATGATCAGTTGGTGCTGTAAATCCATTTATTATTACCATAGTAATAATAATGCATAGTAATGATATTATTTTTTCCATAATTAGTTAGTTTTTATTTATATTTATTTGATACCAGGCAATCCATACATAATAGTTTCTCTCTTTTACTATATACTATACCTAAAAATCTTTTCTTAATATTATATGAATATAATTTAGATTCAACATTTCCACAATCTTCACAACATATAATATAATTTACTTCATTATCATTTTCAATAGTTCCGTATATTCTAATTATACTCCCTGTTGCTATTATAGAAACTAATAATGTATCTTCATCATAAGCAGATAATACTTGAATTTTTAATCCTCCTATTTTATTGAAACTTACATCCCTAGCTGAATCTGAAGCAGTAAATACTTCACCTATTTTAAATTTATCCATAACTTTAAGTTTTAGTTAGTTAATTTAATTAAAATCTCTCTGTCCTTTCCATTGGAGTGCTGACGTAGTTTCGACTACCGCTACCTATCCAATAAACAACACCGTTGGAAGCGGTTTATATAAAGAGGTTACAGCTTATTATCCTCATATTGAAGGCTGTTTATCTGTCTATCTTCTAGCAGAGAGATTATTATTTACACTAGAAATTCAAGTATTAAAAATGACAATAATGATATTAAAAATATTTGAATTGTTTTTTTTGCAAATATCTCAAATATTTCATCATCTGTTAATGTATTATTAGATTCTATTCCTAGTCTAATTTTTCGTAACATTATAAACAATGCAACAAACATTGATAATAGCATTATTAGTAATATTTGTAGTATCATAATTTCTAAGTTTTAGTTAATTCTAAAGTATTCAATTATTTGTGCTACTCTCTCAAGCAATTCTTCATCAGTCTCACTTGCCATGTCAATGTAATCTTGTTTATCTAATTCATCGCCTGCGTGTCCAACTATTAATTCCATTAATCTTTTTCTCATGTTTTCTAAGTTTTAGTTATAACATATTTCTGCACATTTATGATATATAGGTTTCTTAGTATACATATATTCATTGTTTACTATTGATAATTCTACCTCATACCCATATATAAAATATGTTAGACAATATAAAGTTTTATTTTCACTGTCTGTTTCATTTACAAATAATTTTGGATCCATAATTATTTAATTTATAATTTATATAATCGTTTCCTTCCAATCTACACCTTACAATATTAAAAGCTTCATGCTTTCTTTCTGTTTCTTTTATATTATTTAACGAATATACTACATTTAAAGCATATTCTACTAATAAATTCAATTTTTTCATAGTCTTATAGTTTAAATTAAAAGTAAAATCATCAGGACGTTATTAGGAACGTCAATTCCTCTAGTGAGCGAATCTATCAAAAAACACCTCTAGTTATTTATTTTCTGATGATTTATTTAACACCACAACTACAGTCCTTCTACAATAGAAGCTTTACCTATACGGAGTGGTGTTTATGTTTATAAATTTTCTTTAATAAAGTCTTTATATAACTCATCAGCTCTTTCAAAAGCTTCGTGTTTTTTTAATTCAGTCAATTCTTCTTGTGGTGTTGAAAATATGTAATCTATTAATGAGTACATAAAATATCTACCTTTATTTCCTACCTCTTCCTTACTATACATCTTCTCTTCAGGTAAATGAATGATTACTTCATTATCTTCTGTTGTTTTGAGTTCTTGCCATTCTTTTGTATGATTAAATGTAGGACATTCTCCATCTCTAGCTTCAAATGTTGAACCTCTTTCTGTTTTATACATACGTTTATACTCAACCATAACCTCATCTATCTCTCCATTAGCTTCTACATAAGCTTTAATGAATGATTCAGGTATCCAAGGTAATACTACTTTTACATCTCTATCTGTAAAATCGACTGATTCCATTATACCTAAAGACTTATCTGTTGTAGCTATTATCTTTCTATACTTAGAACTAATAGGCATTATAACAGCAGTTAATACTCTATCTCCAACAATATACCAATCCCCTTCTTTAATCTCTTCATCAGATACTAAGTATAGGTGTTGAGGAGAATTTCCTTTATTCTTTTCTTGTGGTTTCACTCCTCCAAAAATTCTATATATTAATGTATTTCTACCTTTGTTAATATCAATAAATAAATGACTTGCTCCATCAGTAGGGAGCATTATTGGTTTTACTTTCTTTTTCATAGCTCTTCCTCCTCTTCTGGAAACAATCTATCCCAATCTTCAGGTGTTGTACCTGAGATAAGAAATTCACGTTCCCCTATGCTTAAATGAGGCATAGCTAATTGAATTAGCATACCATTTTCCCACTTTGAAATTTGTTCATCTGTGATGTCTAAATCCATAGTGTTTGTGTTACCTGTTAGGGTAGATGTTTTAGTTATTTTCATAGTTCATAGTTTTATAGTTTAAATAAATAAGAGTAATCACTTTTAATATTTTAATCTTTACAATATTCCCATTTAATTACTTCATTAGGTCTTACTCTATGTCCTCCCCAACCATGAGGTAATAATATGCCTTTAAATTTTTGCCAACTTGGTGGTATAGAAAAATAACCTTCAGGTATATCAATCCATTCATTTTTAGCATTATAATAACCCTTTAATAATGTACTATAAAATCCTCTTTTAGTTATTACTTGTTCTTCATAATGACCATAATATTTATCTCTTACATATACACTACCTTTAAATGTTACCATTACATTTTTCATTTCTTTAGGTACTTTTATAATTTTTATATCATCCATAGCTTTATAATTTAAATAAAAAAAAGAGGGGAAATTAATCCCCTCCCTTTATATATAATCTAAACTACCAATTATGCAGTTTCTTCTTCCGACTCTATAGCAACTGCTTCTGATACTGCAGCTACATCTCTTTGTAATTTAGTATCTGCTTTATTAGCATCACCTAATTCACGTTTGAAATAGATTTGAGCTCCACCAGAAGTAATAGGTGTATCAGTTGGTTTCCCATCTTTTCCTATTAACATCAATGCTTGAAATCCAGGTCCATCTGATAAAGATTCAGTATGAATAATTCTTAAATCTGCACCCATTACAGCACCTAAATTTGTACCTACCTTAATTCCTTTAGCTGCTATTACATCTTTATGAACTGATTGAAAGGCTACTTTACTTCTTTCAAATCCATCAGATCCTAATAAATCATTTAAGAAATTCTTTTCAACCCAAGTAGTTCTTAATTGAAGAGTTTTAAAATTTGGGTTATTACCTTCTTTAGCATCATAAATTGCTTCTACTATTACATTTTCTTTTTTCATCTTGTTTGATTTTAATTGTTTTTATTTGATTTTTATTTGATTCTCCTTTGATTTTTATAGATGTTCATTTGGAGTTTACATCTTCGTATATCTCATTATTACTGTTACAAGGTATGTACGTATTTACATGCTACGCTACATTATCCGTTCTTCTGACAATTTGATATATTAGAGCCTGGATAAACATCACTGCTACACCAGGCTTAATTTAAACTACTTATACGCTATGAAACAAATAAGTATTTTTAATAAACATTACCTTGGAATTGACTTAGTATCAATCCTAAAGTTATAACTGATGCCATTATTATAATACCAATAGTTACTGCTTGTTTATATTCTCTTTTTTCATCTAATTCTTTTAGCTCTTGAGCTGTTATATCAGTCTTTCTCTGATTTTGACCTATGGCATAACCATAATAGTCTGTATTTATAAAATTTTTCATAATGTGTTAGTTTATGGGTTAATAATTAGTTACTTTTAGCTATATTATTTAACTGTTCTTGTTTAGCTAATTCATGATAAGCTTCTTTTAATGCATCTCTAATAGTAATAATGTCTTCTATATCTAATGTTTTATTAAATATATCACAATCATCTAGAGTTAATTTACAAACTCCTAAGAAGTCATCTAATGCTTCTATTTTAGATTCTACATGTATTTTTAATATAGATACTTCTTCTTTTCCTTCCATTTGTGTTAGTTTAAGTGGTTAAAATAGTTTATAACCAAATTCATGTGCATTATCTTCTTTGATCATTAATGCACATTTCATTGGTGGTATATCTTTAAATCTTTTTTTAATTGTATCAGATACCATTGCTAAATCTCCATCTTTATCAATACAGAAATGATATTTGATTTTATTATCTATTTTATTTTCTTTTGACATAAGTGTTAGTTTATGGTTAATACTATTGTTTACGTTCAAACATTGTAGTCATATACTCTCTGTATACATCTCTTGTAATGTCTTTATAAACATTTAATAGCTCATTCTTTCCCCAACCTGTCTTATCTTCTAAGGCTTTCTCAAACCTTAATTCTATTTCTTTTAGTACTTCGTTCATAGCTTTTAATTTAAATTAATAATGTTTTATTGTAGGATAGTTATCTACCAAATATTGAGTTCTTATTGATTTCCACCAATCCCAAAGTTTTGATTCTCTATACATTTCAATTAGAGCTTTATTTTCTTCATCAGTAAAGTTAACATCATATCTAATTACTGCTACTGTACTTTTTAGTATAAGTTTAAAGTCATCATCATAAGAACTTGAAAATGAATCTAGAGGCATAATTTGAGAGTATCTAGGTGTTTCTGATTGAGTACCCATTATCATAAATGTAATACACCATATATCAAGTTGATCTAATAATTTGTTTTCTGCTGTTTCTAAAGGTTTCATAGTTTTTAGTTTTATAGTTTAATTTTTTAAACTACACGAAGGTAGTATAATTAGAAATATAATAGTACAAATTCCAAAGAACATTGTTGGACACGTTGCTCCATCTTTATTAGCTATGTATGATAACACTGTTAAGAAAGCAAATGATAGTACTATTAATAGATTAGCAAAGAATGCTGATTTTATAAATTGTTTCATAGTATTTAGTTTTATAGTTTAAATTAATTCAATTTCATCTATATAATAAGTTTTATCAATTTGAATATTATAAAAATCCTCATTTTCAAAAGCAATCATTTCTTCTTGAACTGATTTATGTAATTCTTTTTGTTTTTTATAATTTTCGGCAGATTCTTTACTAATAAATGATTTAAGATTATTTGTTTTTTGGTGACAATGGTTATCATAAGGTCCATCACCATCCATTTCCCAAGTAATATCAGATACTTCTTTTACAATATATATTTTCATAGCGGTATAGTTTTAGTTAATATCATAATTACTCCACATTTCTTCCTCTTGTTTATTAATAAGAATATTATACTCATCTTCTAAATCTTCAAAAGACATTTGAATACCATAATCATCAGTTTCATATGGGTTATCCATAATTTTCCAATATTTGTTATCTAATGACATAATAATTTGTTTTAGCTATAATATATTAGTTAATATAAAATAGTGGTTAGTTAAAAAGTGGTTAAATGGTGGGTGGTTGTAGTGGTGTACACAAACATTGATTCTTCTCCAAACTATTCCTCTTTAATTTCCTTAAGATGCATGATTAATGCTGAACCCCATCCACAGATAGACCAAAAAGCTTCGTGAAACAATACTCCTTTAATTGCTTCTGTAACAAATGATACTATACTTGCAATAAATATAATCATCATTAGTAGTGTAAATATATTCTTCATAATTCTTTAGTTTAATTTAATAATTCATAAATAATACCTCCTATAGATATTATTACTCCCCAGTACATTATAAAAATGAATAGAGACATTGCATAATTTAAATTATATCTATCATCTATATACTCTAATGTTTTAAAACATCCTAATATAACTATTCCAAACAGGATAATTGCTATCCCTGCATATATTCCTATCATAATTCTTTAGTTTAATAAGTTAATAATACCTCTAATAAGTCAAAATGTAAATAATTAAGGGCTTACAACCTTAGTAGCTACAACTCCGTGTTTAAATCATTTACATTAGAACTTGGGTTATCTTGTATGTATCCTGATAATACATACTCATCACACATTTATTGAGGCTGTGTGTTACACCTAAGTTTAATCAATTAAAGTATTATCTTCTGAATTACCTGTTCCAACCTCCACCACAGAGTCAATTAGTTGTTTTAGATAGCATAAGCTAAATGTTTTTCAGCAACCTCATAGACTAGTCTTTATCTGAACACCCTAATATTCTACATCTTACTTGGTTAATAGAAGATATATAGCATTATGTGTACACGCAGTCCTTATGCCTTTTAGACCTCATAAACTTTAATTGATTATAATAGAAATACTACAAGGTTCTTCACACCTATGAGATATTGTGCGTTATGTTAACACAACCTTTACTGTTCATCAATAAGAGTATCATAGATACAATTAAATTTAGTAGTATTTCATTATTTTACTTATTGTGCTTCTCTCTTGGAGAATAAGGACTTGCACATCCTGTTACAGCATCAATAGTAATCTTTTTACATTTGTACACATAAGGTACATATTCTTTTAAATCTTTCATAGCATTATAGTTTAAGTAATTATTATTATGTACACTTATCCTGTACACTGTTAATTAGAGCAAATCCCCGAAGGGATTGAAAGAGTTATTAAAACTCTTCCAATGTGATTGCTAATGGTATGTAAGCAAATTTGCCATACTCACTCTCTCCTACAACCAAACTCTTTCTGATGCTGTCCGCATCTTTCTTGATGTCCTCAAGAGTGTGATTAGGGTGAAATAGTCTGATAAGCTGATTAGTATCAGTTGCTACCATTATTCTTTGAGAAACCTCTCCATTTGTGTGATTAGTAACCTCTTGTAATAAAAATTTAGTAAAGTTCATAGCTTTATAGTTTAAAATAAGGTACCTCTTTAAAGCACGGGGGTACCCTCTCCGTAGTATTTAGTAGGGGTGGTTTTTTATAGATACTCCACAAATTCATCGACAAAAAAATTTTTTTAAAAAATAATTTTTCGTAACTTTACACTATGGAAAATAAAGATGATAATACTAATGATAGTTTAAAAAATCCTATGGTGGATGCTTTAGAAGAATGGTTAGAAAAGAATGAACCTAGACTTGATTTAACAATAGGGGAATTAAATAATACAGACACAGATGATAACTAAAGAGATAACATTAAAAGACTTACTAAACTTAGCTCTTATAGAAGATATTATTACAATGCAAGAGTATTTAAGAATGGAAGAGTTAGAGGATAAAGAATTAAAAGAAGAATTAATCAAAGTAACAAATAGAGAATGGAGAATAAATACTACACACCAGAAATAGAAGAGTTTCACGTAGGGTTTGAGTATGAACGTAGAATGAAAGAGGATAATGATGATTTCATGCAATATGATGGACCTGCTTGGATAGGATGTACTTACCCTAATGATTGTGCTTTAGGTAACGCTTCTACTAAACTAGGGCTTAAATATCTAGAAAAAGATATTGATAGATGTAGAGTAAAATACCTAGACAGAGAAGATATAGAGAGTTTGGGATTTATAATGAGGAAGGAACAGTTTGGTGATACTTATTTATATAGATTAGATTTAGTAAAACCCTTATTTCCTCACCATACTGAACTAGACACTTTATATCTTGCATACTACAGACATGACGCAAGATGTATATTGTTTCTACAAAAGATTAAAAGGGTTGGAATAGACGAAGAAAGACCAGAGACACAGTTATTTAATGGGTATATTAAAAACAAATCAGAACTAAAGAAAGTTCTTAAAATGATAGGATTATGAAAGAAGATTATATAAAGTTACTAAACTCTGGGATGTTCTGGGAGTTTCATCCAGAATTAACAGGGGTATGGGAAAAAGATAAAGAAGAATGGATTAAATACAACCTTTCTAAAAAATAATCGTATAAATATTAGGAATTGTAAAATATAGTTCCTAATATTGCAAAGTATCAATATCAGCCTCCAGGTAATCATTAGAGGCAAAGACATCGGGTTAGTATCTACAAATAGTAGAGAGGTTGTCCCCGGTAGATACGAAAACAACCTTCATATAACATCTAGGGCTGGTTACAGGTAAAAGTAAGCCTTCTGAATTGACAGAGAGATTAAGTAACTGGTGTAGGCTCAAAACGGCTAGATAGAAGTTGAAGGTTAAAAAGGAGCTCTAGCAATAGAGATTTCAGCCCAGCTAAGGGGAATATTATATCTAATTGTTACTTAAAACAAAAAAATAGTAAAAAAACTTGCATATATAAAATATAAAGTGTTATATTTGCAGAAAAGAAATTATAAGTGAGAGTTATAGAAATAAATACAGATACTAGAAAGTTCTTTAAACAGTATCTTACTATTATAAAACCCTTATTAGTTCCAAGAATAAGTAACGGAGAATTAAATGTTTTAGCGGAACTTCTATATTTAAATCATAAGTATAGAACTGTAGATGTAAAAGTGAGAGGGAAATTGATATTTGATTACGATAATAAAATAGATATAGTCAATAATTTAAACACCTCCCTTTCTACAGTTAACAATGCAATCTCTTCATTAAGAAAATCAGGATACATTATAGGATATAAGATTAAAGATAGTTTAGTAATAGATATCGATGATTCTTTTAAGATAGGGTTTAAATTCAATATAGAAAATGAAAGATAGAAATGGATTAGACATAGTTAGGGGAGATTTGATTATGATTATTATAGATACCCCTATTCACAAACCTAGTGAACTTGTTATATATTTAGATAATGAAGATTATGTATATAAAGTAACAGAAGATGGAGAAGAGAAGTCTAAAGAGACTAAACATGTAATATATTACCCATTATCAGATGAAGGATTAGAAGTAGCTAATTATGATAATGGATCAGCATCATCGCTGATACATAGAGAGAAGAAGTTTAAAATAACCAATATTAATTCTGATAACATCATTAAAGCTGATAGTAGTAATCTTAGGGGTTATGCTAAAACCCTATATGATAGTATTATAGTATTAGTCTAAAATGTATGAGATTTTAAGATACGCAGAAGAAGATTTTGAGAAGCTATTTAAAAAGATTAATAATTTAGAAGATAAAGTTCTATATTGGAGTAATAGAACTAATAGACAAGTAACCGTAGATACAAAGTTCTTTTACAATAGAGAAGATGAAATATGGGAGGGAGAGTTTACAGTGAGTTATGAAAAAGAAATCTGATAAGATAATAAAAGATTTATCACTTAGGAATAATATACCAGTAAAAGATGTAGAGCAAATAGTTAATAGTCAGTTTTTATTTGTAAAGAATGTTATGGAGAGTGCTGTAAAAGATGAAGTAGAAACATTCAAAACTATTAAACTACTATCTTTTGGAAAGTTCCTAGCTAATGATAAAATGATAAACCATATAATTAAAAGTAAGAATGGAAATATTAGTAAATAGAGTTTTTAGAAATAGTGTTCAAGATCACGAAGATGTAATTAAAAAGAAGTGGTTATATTTAAATGATATTGATTCAATAGAAGAATCAGTAGAGCATGAAGGATATACAACAATATACATTGGTAGTCAAGACATACTTGTAAATGAAGATATAAAGGAATTATATAAAAGATTTAAAACAATTAAAGAAGAGTTGATAGATGAAGCAAGAAACAGAGAACTCCTTGGATAGACCAGAAGGAGTAAAGCAACATGAAAATGGATATTGGTATAAGGAGTTACCAATGAGTGGTCTTGATGAACCATTAAAAATATTCAATACTATTAAACCTCAAAGGTTAGAAGGTGAAACGTATGTAGAATATAAAATTAGAAGAAAGTTCTTAGAACAAGAAGCTAAACAAAAGAAAATATTTTATGACCCAATAGCTGAAACAAATAAAGCTATACAAAAGGAATATGAAAAGATTTCTAAGATTGAAGACCCAATGGAGAAAATGAAGGCTATGCAAAAAGTAGATCATAGTTTAAGACCATATGTAAAACAAAAAAATAAATAGTTATGATAAGAGAAGAATTGCCAAAGAGATTAATGAAGAAAAACTTTTTAGTTAAAATCCCACCAATACAGGATGAAGAGTCAGACTTCCAAGATCCAGAAAAGGATCCTGAAAAGATAACAGTAGCTGCAGTAGCTGATGATTGTGAACTTGCTATTGGGGACGAAGTGATTATGCAGAATACAGCAAAAGATGAAATGGGGAATATAATCCGTAGAGGAGCTGAACCATTATTAGTATTAGAAATTGCAGGAGAACAATATGCTATGTTTAGAGAACTAGATGTAGAAGGAGTATGGTAATAATTAAATAAGGAGAAGAAGAATGTTTGGAGATCAGAGAAGTGTAATATCAAAACAAGAAGCTAGAGAGGAGTTACTGAAAGGTATAAACCTCCTAGCTGATACAGTTGCCTATACAATGGGACCTAAAGGAAGGAATGTAATTCTACAAAGACATTACAATCAATCTAGAGTCACTAAAGATGGAGTAACTGTAGCTAGTGAGTTCTTTTTAAAAGATCCTGTACAAGATATAGGGGCACAGCTTATTAAAGAAGCAGCACAAAAGACAGCTGATGAAGCTGGTGATGGAACAACAACAGCTACAGTAATAGCTAGAGAAATAATTAGAGAAGGTATTAAATACCTTAATATCAATCCAAAAGCAAATCCAATAGATTTAAATGAAGGTATTACATTTGCAGTTAATAAGATAGTAGAAGCTATTAAGAATAAATCACAACCTGTAAATATTGAAGATGACAGTTTATTGCATGTTGCTACTATTTCAGCTAATAATGATCCTAAACTAGGAGAACTTATAACTGAAGCAGTAAGAATGGTTGGTCAAGATGGTCAAGTACTTATGGAGTACACAGAGAGTCCTGAAAGTTATATTGAAACAATTAAAGGTGCTACTTGGCAACAACCTATTATCAATGCTAATTTTATTGTAGCAGCTGATACTGAAGAGATAGTTTTAGATAATCCTCTTATTGTAGTATCTAACTTTAAATTATCTTCTGATACAGAAGCATATCATATAACTAAGATAGCTCAATCACAAGATAGACCTATTCTTATTATTTGTGAAGAACTTAATAAATCAGCATTAGCTTTTTTATTAAAGAATGTTAGAAATGGACATATTAAAGCTGCAGCAGTGTTACCACCTGGAATGTCTAATATGAGAACATTTCATTTAGAAGATCTTTCTGTAATCACAGGAGCATCATTTCAAGATTATAATAAAGGAGATACACCTAAAGGTTTTAAATCTACTTTCTATGGTTCTGCTAAAAAGGTAATTGTAAATAGAAAGCAAACTGTTATTATAGGAGGAAAAGGAAATCCTGATGCTATTGAAAAGAGAAAGCTTTCTATTAAGGAAAATATTAAGAATGCTCAAAAAGGTCTTGATGATAGACATAAAAATAGATATGCTCAAATGTTCGGTGGAATAGCTACTGTATATGTAGGTGGTGGTTCTGACATAGAAAGAAAGGAAAGAAAAGATAGAGTAGAAGATTCTATCCTAGCTACTCAATCTGCATTATCAGAAGGTATACTTCCAGGTGGTGGCTGGTTTTTAAAGCATCCAGGTAAGTTTGCTTTGCCAACATCAAAACCTAATGAGTTTTATGAGGGAATAGATATAATTCTAAAAACTTGTGCTAAACCATTTGATCAGATACTTCATAATGCAGGACTTACTCATGAGAGTAAGAATCCTTTAAATGTTAAAACAAACAAAGAGGTAAAAGACCTTATAGAAGAAGGAATCATTGATCCAGCTAAAGTAACAAGATGTGCATTAGAAAATGCAGCATCTGTAGCAAAGATGATATTAACAACAGAAGGAGTTATATATTATACTGATGATCAACATATCCATGAATCTATTACAATGGATAGAGGAAACATGAAATAATGAAAAGCTGGAAAGATAAATTAGCAGAAATATACGATGGATGGAGAAATGTCGTATGGAAGAATGAAGAGGTGGAGAAGATAGCAAAAGAAAGAGCATCGATATGTGCTAAGTGTCCCTCTATGTATGGGACAATCTGCAGTGAATGCGGTTGTCCCTTACATGCTAAAACTAGAAGTATGATAGAAACTAATAAATGTCCACTAAATAAATGGGAATATTAAAAAAAGGAAAATACCTAGGTAAGTTTAAAGATGGTGAGATATATTACCATTCATTTAAACCAGAAGTAATAGGGGAAGAAGGAGTTGTTAAATATGTACGCATAGGAGACTATGACGAAGAGTTTGCAACCGATAGACCTTATATGCTGTCTGTAGTAAATAAAGAAGAAGAAAAACTAATTAAATGAAACTATTTAAGATGGTCAACTACCAATTAGAGGTAGAAGAAGAAGTATGGGGATTATCACCATTTAGTAAAATACTAAAGAGAGATAAATCTAAGAATAAAGATATGGCATTTAAGGAAGTATTATTCATATACTATTATAGTGATATTAAATCTGATTATTTAAGTATTACTACACCGAAAGAAAAAGCTGAGTCAATAAAAAAAGATATCTCTCTTCCGGAAAAATGGGAAATGGATAATGTTATAGAAGAAGCTATAGAACTATATAATAGACTATCATGTACAGTATCTGAAACTTTATATAAGTCAGCAATTAAATCTGCAAATGATATATCGGATTATTTAAATAATACAAATGCATTATTAAAGGAAAGAGATGATAGAGGTAAACCAGTATATCAACTTAATGCTATAACAGCTGGATTAAAATCTATACCTGGTATTATGAGAGACTTAAAAGCATCTTATACTGAACTATTAAAAGAACAAGAAGACTTAACAAATAAAAAGAAAGGTTCCAGAACATTCGGAATGTTTGAGGATGGACTTAACTAAATTAAATAAATATCAAACACCACTTACAGAAGAGTTAATTAACACTCTTCCCAAAGAAGTATATGCATCTATGATTGAATACATAGATACTGTAGACTTTATATCATGGCTTATACAACCTGCAGAAAAGAGAGGGTTTATTAAGGATAGACCTATGATGATGAGCAGGGGTATTGTTGATCCTAGAGGTAGAAAAGAAATTGATATAACTAAACATCATATACTTGAGGACATGGATTACTTCAGAGAAAGAGCTATCTTCTTTGAAAAAAATGGAAGGTATACAAACATAATGCCTAATGGTAATCCTAAAAGTGAGTATGCAGAGTTTTGGAGAGAAGAAGTTAGGAGGTGGAAAGATGGTCATGTCAGAGATAGTGATGGAGAATGGATACCTGGAGAATTATATTTCTATTGGAACTATGCCCCTATATGGTTAACTGAAGAAGTAGGTGAGTCATTAACTCATGAAGAGTGGTTACAAAAAATAATGACTTATGATACAGATAAGTCAAAGAATAGTGATAGTAGTAATAATAAAACTAAAGGAGAGAGAAAGAGAAAGTTTCCAAAACCTTGGTTAGGAGATTACTTATTCTTTCACTATGTAGCACAAGGTAAAGATAGAGGACAACATGGGAAGTTACTTAAAACTAGGGGTGTTGGTTTCTCATTTAAAGCTGGTGCATGGAGTCCACGAAATATGTATGTATTTCCTGGTTCGGGTAATCCTAATTTCCATTTAGCTTCTGATAAAGGATTCTTATCAGGAGATAAAGGTATATGGGGTAAAGTATTAGATACATTAGATTGGATAGCTGAAAACACACCACTTCCTAGAATGAGACTAGTTGATGGTAAGAAAGCTATGGAAATCCAACTAGGATATGAGGATGAATATGGTACTCGTAAGGGTAACTTATCTTCAGTATATGGAATTTCATTAAAAGATAATCCTGACAAAGCAAGGGGTATAAGGGGTCCGTTGATTCATTATGAAGAAGATGGATTATTTCCTAACTTAGAAAAAGCTTGGGGTGTAAATAGAAAAGCAGTAGAGGATGGTGATGTATCATTCGGATATATGTTAGCAGGTGGAACAGGTGGTACAGAAGGAGCTTCTTTTGAAGGTTCTGAAAAACTATTCTATAATCCAGGTGCATTTAACATATATGGTATACCTAATGTATTTGATAAGAATACAAATGGTGGAACTAAATGTGGATTCTTTTGGGGAGCATATATGAATCGTAACAACTGTTATGATGAACAAAATGGTGAACCAGATGTAATAAAATCTCTTATTGAGATATTATGTAACAGACATAATATTAGAAAGCACTCTACTGATCCAACAGCTATAACACAAGTTATGGCAGAGGAACCACTTATTCCACAGGAAGCAGTAATGCGTATTGAAGGGACTATATTTCCTGTAGCTGACCTTAAAGATTATTTATCTGATGTAGCACCTAATTTAAATTCATTTGTATCACAACATTATTGTGGTAGAATGATACATAAAGGAGATGGTTTTGATATAGATGTATTTGGGGATATTAGTCCAATAAGAGATTTCCCTATAAAAGATAACAAAAATAAAGAAGGTTGTGTAGAGATATTCCAAAAGCCATATAGAGACTCAGATGGTAAAGTGCCATTTGGTAGATATATAGTAGGATGTGATCCATATGATGATGATGAGTCACAGACAAACTCGTTAGGTTCCTTGTTTATAATGGATGTATTAACAAATCAAATAGTAGCAGAGTACACAGGTAGACCTAGAACTGCAGCAGAATTTTATGAAAACGTATATAGATTACTTAAATACTTTAATGCTATCTGTAATTATGAGAATGACAAAAAAGGTTTGTTTGCATACTTTGATAGAAAGAATGCTTTGTATTTATTGGCAGACAATCCTCAGATTCTAAAAGATATGGATATGATGCGTCCTAACTATTATGGTAACAAAGCAAAAGGTACAAACTCTGGTAAACAGATTAACAGATGGGCAAGAAGACTACAAGCAGATTGGTTACTAGAAGAAGCTTATTTCAATGATGTAGAAGAAGGAGAAGAAGAGGATCCAAATAAAGGAAGATTAAATCTACACACTATTAGAAGCATAGGGTATATCAGAGAGCTTATAGCCTGGAACATAGAGATAAATGCCGATAGGGTTTCTGCTATGGGTATGCTTATGATACTAAAAGAAGATAGAGCAAAAATAAGTATTAATATAATGGATAAGAAAAAAGATGCTATAACAAATGATAAATTTTGGGATAGTCATTTTAATAATTTTGGTAAAAAACTATTTTAGCTATAGTAGAGAATAAAAAATAACTAATAACTATATGCAACTACTAAGATTATCTCGTATAAAAAGAGATATTTGCATTTAAACCCATATTTAATGTCGTATAAACAATTTCCTGCACAAAAGAAAGCTATGTCAATGAAGACAAAAGCTTGGATGAAAGCCTGTATAGATGGTGCCGAAGCAATGGCAATCTATAGGGATGAAGGAATAAGGAAGTCATATAAGACAAAGAAAATTAATTATAACTTATACTCAGACATTCTTGATCAAGATGATGTCAAAAAGATTGTTGATCCATTAGGATTAGACAACTCTTACACTCCTGCTAAGATGCAGAACTATCCTATTATTAATCCAAAAGTTGATTTACTATGGGGTGAAGAAACTAAAAGAAGATTTGATTGGAGACTTAGAACTATTAATGATGATGCTATATCAGAAAAAGAAACTGATTTAAACGAACAGCTTACACAGTTAATAGTAGAACAAATGAAATCTGAAGCTACTAGTGAAGAAGACCTTCAGAAGAGATTATCAGAATTTGAACATTATAGAAATTATACTTACCAAGATAAAAGAGAAGAGGCTGGTACTTGGATACTAAAACATCTTTGGGAAGAACAGGGTATGAAAATGAAACTTGACAAAGGTTTCAAAGATGCTCTTATTGCAGGTGAAGAAATATATCAATGGGATATAGTTGCAGGACAACCTGTATTATTAAAACATAATCCTCTTAACGTACATACGGTACGTAGTGGAGAATCTCCTTATATAGAGGATGCTGAGATTATAGTAATTGATAGCTACTATGCTCCAGGTAAAATAATAGATGAATACAACGAATACTTAACTCCTAGTGAAATAGACCAAATTGAAAAAAGGTCTTTAAATTCTACAGGTTTAGGTGAAAGCTCTTATCCAGATGCAACAATGGATCGTAGAGATATGGTTGATAACACTATTGATACTGCTATATTTGAAACAAATCTTAATGAGCATTCTGCTCCATTTGATTCTAATGGTAATGTAAGAGTTACTAAAGTATATTGGAAATCAATGCGTAAGATGCAAAAGGTAAAGTATTATGATGAGTTTGGTGATGAACAATCAGAACTTATGCCTGAACAGTATGTTGTAGATAAAGACAAAGGTGAGGAGTCTAAAGTTATTTGGATTAGTGAATGGTGGGAAGGACATAAAATAGCTTCTGGTAATTTATCAGAAGATGGTATATATGTAAAGATGCAGGTTAGACCTGTACAATACAGAAGAATGGAAAACCCATCTCTTTGTTATCCTGGAATAATAGGTACAATATATAATACTAATGATAATGTAGCAATGTCATTCTATGACAGAATGAAGCCTTATCAATATATGTATAATGCATTAATGTATAATGTAGAATTAGCATTATCTACTAACTGGGGAAAAATACTTAAACTAGATGTTACTCAAGTTCCTGATGGATGGGATGTAGAGAAGTGGATGAGTTATGCTAAGTATTTAAAAATTGCCCCTATTGATCCATTTAAAGAAGGGAAGAAAGGTGCAGCATTAGGAAAGATAAGTGGAAACTTACAATCTAGTAATGCAAATCCTGTTATTGATATGTCTCAAGGTAATGCTATACAGCTTTACATTATGATGATGGAGCATATTAAACAAGAAGTTGGAGAAATAGTTGGTGTATCTAAAGCTAGAGAAGGTTCTATATCTCCTAGTTCTACATCTGGTAATGTACAAAGAGAGGTTGTTCAATCATCTCATATTACAGAATACTATTTTGCTGAACATGCTGACGTAAAGAAAAGAGTTTTAGCAACTGGATTAGAAACAGCTAAACTTGCTTGGGGAGAATCTAAAACTAAGAAGTTACAGTTTGTTACAAATGATATGGCAACAAAAATGATATCTGTGGATATGGAAGATATTCGTAGTATTGATTTTGATATGCATATTAGTAATTCTAGAGATGATCAAGAATTATTAGAGAATATGAAACAACTTGCTCACGCAGGAATACAAAATGATAAGATTACATTTAGTGAACTTATGGATATTTATAACTCTGATTCATTATCTGCAATTAGAAGAAAGATAGAAAAGGGTGAAGCTAACAAAACAGAAAGAGATCAGAAGCAGGCTGAACAAGCTGAAAGAATGCAGTCTGAACAAATACAAGCTGCAGCTCAAGAGAAAGAGAAAGAAAGAGCTCATGATTTTGATTTAGAAGTATTGAAAGGTCAAAATGCTGTTACATTAGAACAACTTAAAGCACAACTTAAAACTGTTGAAAAAGGTTTCGATGGAGATAAAGATGGAATCAGGGATGATGTAGAGATAGTTAAAACTCAGATGCAAAAAGATGCAGAATCTTTAGAGAATGAAAAAGCTCGTAATCATGAGGCATCAGAAAATGCAAAAGATAGGTATAATAAAAAAGAATTAGAAAGAATAAAGTTAAAAAACAAAGCTAAACCTAAATAGGCTATAGGAGATATTATAAATAATATATATAGCTATTTGAAGTATTGCTTTTATTAATAATAATTACGTAAAATTGTATAAGAGATGAAGAAAGGAGAAGACAGTCTATTCGGTGGGGTAAGTTTAGATGGTGGTAGTAAAGGTCCCGATGATGTTAAAAATGAGGTAGATGAATCATTTTTTACAGAAGAACCAACAGAAACTGGAGAAACTACAGAAGATCCTGTGGTAGAACCAACAGATACAGATACAGATGGGGGAACGCCTTCAGATGAACCAGGAGTAGATACTTCTGAATTTGAAAAAGATGTAGACACAATAAAGGATATTACTTCAAGTAGTGATCCCTCAGCAGACAATTCTTCTTCTCCGTTACAACTTGTAGCTTCAACTCTCCTTGCTGAGGGACTCATTACTCTTGATGATGATGTTAAAGTTGAAAATGCAAAAGACCTTATAGAAGGTTGGAGAAAGAAAATGTCAGAAAGTGAATATTCAGATCTTACTGAATCACAGAAGACTTATCTTGATGGGTTAAGAAATGGAATCCCTGAAGAAGATATAAAGCAAAACTTTAATAACATTAAAGCTTTAGATAGTCTTCCAGATGGTGCAATTGATGCAGATGAGAATTTGAGAAAAACATTAATCACTGAAAACTGGATAGCAAAAGGATTATCAAAAGAAGAAGCTGAGAAAATGACTTCTAGAAGTATTGACTTAGGTGAAGATATAGATGATGCTAAATCAGCATTTACTTCTTTAAGAGAGATAGAGACTAATAGAGTAGCTAAAGAATTAGAATCTATTAAGAAACAAAAAGAAGAAGATGATAAAAAGAATGCTGAAAAGTTATCAGCGTTAAAAGAAAATATTTTAAACAAGGAAGAATTTATTCCTAACATTAAAATAAACTCTACAACTAAAGAAAAGATATTTAACAATATGACTAAGGTTGTAGGTTATGATGATAAAGGTAATGGTATAAATGCTCTTACTCAAGCTAGATTAAAAGATCCGGAAAAGTTTGAGATGATGGAATCATATTTTTATACTATAACAAAAGGATTTACAGATTTTAGTAAATTAACTAATTCAGCTAAAACATCAGCTGTTGAAGAATTAGATAGTAAATTAAAAAGTAATCAATCTGGTGGTGGAATACCAAAAGAAATACGAAGTTCATCAGCTAATGGATTAGCTGCAGCTTTAAAAAATTATAAAAGTTAAAAAATTACAAACTCAATAAATAAATAAATAATGGCAAAAATAAGTGAATTACAAATGACAGATGCAACTTCTTGGAAGGGGTTGACAACTGAGAATCACTTGGGAGCTATCTGGGCATTAAGTCCACAGAAAGCTAACGATATTGTTACTAAAATTCAACAAAACTATTTTGGTAATGATATAGATTCAATTTTAAATAAATTCCCTGTGAAGGAATTTGAAGATGATAGGGATTATTACTGGGAACTAGAATCTCAATTAATTGATAACTTACCTGTAGTAGAAGTACGAGTAGATGGTACAGCTGTTACTGCAGCATCTCAAGCTGGTATTGGGTTCTCTGAATTTGATATGGTATTCCCTAAAGATTGGTTTTCAAATAGAGAACTTATCGTAGGTGAGCAAAATGAATTATATCCAATTAGAATTAAATCTAATGGTAGATCTGAGGGTGTTAATACAGTATATACTTGTGAATTAATGACAGGTACTGCTACTGATTTCATTCCTTTTGAAGAAATTTCAGGTGGTCAATTATTCTCTAGAGAATTTGCTCCAGTTGAAAGAACAATGTCTGAAGGTGGTAGACAAATTAAACACAAGTCTCATATCACTATGAGAAATGCATTCTCTCAAATTAGAATTGAGAAAGCTACTCCAGGTAACTTATCAGGAAAGAAAATGGGAACATTTATCTTAGATGATAAAGGGAATAAGCATAGAATGTGGCAACAGTATGAGTCTTTCATGTTTGACATGGAGTTCAGACAAGATATTAGCAGATTGTTAATGTTTGGAACTTCTAACAGAACTGAGAATGGTGATTACATGCAAAAAGGTGAATCAGGATATTCTATCGTACAAGGTTCAGGATTAAGAGAGCAGTGTGAAGCTTCTAATACAACTTTATACACTACTTTTGATATCAACTCTTTATCTAAAAGACTTTTAGATTTATCTGAAGGTAAATTAGGATATGATGAAAGAAACTTTGTAGCTTCTACAGGTGAACGTGGTGCATTCCAATTTCATCAAGCTTTAGAGGATCATTCTCAATTATTTACTCCTTCAAGAGAAACTATGAGAATTGGTGCAGCATCTGCTGACTATGCTAACAAAGGTATGTCATATGGTGGACAGTTTGTTGAATATATTGGACCTAACATGACTAAGTTTAACTTATCAGTTGATTCTATTTATGACAACAGACATAGAAACAAAGTTGCTCATCCAGATGGTGGTGTTACTGAATCATACAGATATGATATCTATGATATAGGAACAACTAATGGTGAAGCAAACATTAGAAAAGTAAAACCTGCAGGTATGGATATTATCCATAAATACATTCCAGGTTTA